GAGTACAACAGCTATTAACATGGCTTTGATTATGAGCCAGGTACACGGGAAGAAAGTATTATTGATTGATAATGATTTCCAGGCAGCAGTTACAAAATTCTTTGAAAAGCACAGCTATGACGCGCTGAGCATGGAAGAGGTACTTAGAAATCCGATTTTGTTCGCGCAAGATGTAATTGCACCGAGCGGACGCTGGGGGCTGGATATTATCCCATCTAATATGAACCTGGTAGCGGCAGCAGACGACCTTATAACAGATAAGGACGGCGATCAAATGGGAAGAATCAGACACGTACTTAACCAGGTGGAAGAAGATTACGATTATTGTATTATTGACTGCCACCCGGGAGTAGGAATAGAAGTACTGAACGCCCTGGCAGCAGCAGAAGACATTATTATACCGATTAAGGCAGATAAGAACGCCTTAGACGGCATGGAAGAGTTAGACGACATTATACAGGAAATCAGACCGTATAACGAAAAGCTGAAAAGTGTGCGCTGCCTGGTAACGATGTACACAAAGGATATTGATGTAATCAAAGGCGAGGAAGCTTTAAGAAATAGTAAATACGATGTATTTAATACACATATCAGACATAGCAAGAAAGTAACAGCGTGGACGTATGAGAACGGGCAAAGCCTGTTAGAGACAACACCGAGAAGCGCAGCGACAAGAGATTATAAGAACCTGGTATTAGAGTATATGGGGAAAAGGAGATAAGGAAAATGAAAAAAGTTGAAGAAACAATAGTTATACGAAATGAAAAAATGATTTATGCGGTAAGACTGAAAAGTAAAACGGAAGGCAAAGACGGCAGAAGAGAGAATAACAACCCGTATCTTATCGTAGAAGGTGGAAAAATAAAATACATAGATCATATCTACGGGAATAAGTCAGAATTTAATTTTAATGATGAAGTACATACGGTAGCAAAAGAAATTTTCATAAGTGGACTTAAGAACGCGATTAAGGAAGAAATTTTACAGCTTAAGCAGTTAGAGCTTGTGTTGGAAGAAATGAACCTTAAAGAGTGTATCGGGGATACATTACAGGAAAGCGCAACATTTTTGCAGAATGTCAGAAAGCTTATAGGCGTTGGAGAAAAAGTAGGAGTGTAAAGATGTTTGAAGAGTTAAAGGAAACATTAAGAAGGGTTTTACTGGCAAAGTATAGCATCGGCTTTATAGACGGATACGAAACCGGGAAGGCTGACGGATATACGGAAGGATATACAGACGGAATAAAAGCGGGCGGTTTTACC